ATAACGTTCTTTGTAGTTTTGTAAGTAATCGTGACCAATATTATTATCAAAAGATACTGACAACGCATCTTGAAGAATGCTGGGAATTGCATCTTGGGATTTTTTACTATTTTGACCATCAGCAATGCCAATGGATTCCATCAAAGCAAGATAAATGGCCCGATCACGACACCACTTTTCAGTAGTGTTAACTAACCAATTATATTCACAAGTAACTTTCTCGGATAGCCTATCAATTAATATAGACACATCTTTAAATGAAGACTCATTTATATCAGTTCTATTAGATACTTCAATTCCAAGTGCTTCAATAGTAATTGGACAATTATATTTTGCAGCGAAAAAGTTTATTTCTTCAAACACCATTTTTTGACTAGGGTTTTCGAAATAATCTGATTCCAAAAATGGAAGTACTTTTCTTAAATATTCTTCATCATGAATTAAATTTTTTAAAATTGTCAGTTCAATAGTTTCCATAAATCAATAAAATTTAATTACCATAACTAAATTCTTCTTTTGCAATCTCGTCTAATTTTTGCATCACCTCTGGTGTGAAGTAAGTTTCGGGGTCTTTGAGAATTTGTTTAGCATAGATTTTTTTACCTCCCATCTCATATCGACCTGCGACATTCTTCCAGAGACCGCCCAGTTCACCGAGCTCAAGAAGACCATAATATCGATCAAGACCACGCTCATCATAATACAGACGAACTTCCACATCTTTATTCTCCTTACTTAGACGCGACTTAGCAGTCTTTGCCTTGATAATGTTTCCAACAATTTCTGTTCCATCCTTTTCTTTCTTCTTGCCAAGATGAATGATGGTAGAGGCAGCGTACTTAAGACCACTACCACCGCCCATCTCTTTAGTAGGAACATAAGCGCCAATGACATCGTAAGTGTGATTAGTAACAATCATGGGAATGTTTGCTTGACCTAACTTGAGAGTGAGCATTCTGAACGCACCTTTGATTAGTTGGGATTTAGTCATGTCCCGAACTTGCTTGTCGTTGAGTGCGTCGTTAATCTCTTTCTCAGTAGAAAGCATACCTAGAGAGTCTAACACAAACATACAGGGTTTGCGTTCATCTTCAGGTTTTTTTAAGTATAGGTCAACTGCCTTAAGTGCCTTGGTACGGAATTCCTCAACAGTAACTACATTCACAACTACAAGGCGTGAGGTATCAATAGCCCTAGATTCAAGTAATGATTTGGTGATAGCTGCCTCAGTATCAAAATAGAGACAATAACCATCGGGATTGGAATCAAGAAAATTCTTAACAACGGCGAGGCTGAAGAAAGTCTTTCCAGTAGAAGACTCTCCAGCAATAGCAGTAATCTTATTGCCAGATACACCACCAAATATGCTACCTGAAACCAGTGCATTAAAAATGTACGAACCTGTGTCCACATAAGTTTCAGTTTCATCAATTTCAGATGCAAGTTTGGTGTATTCATCACCAATCTCTTTTACAATATCTTTAAGAAAATCCATTTTAATTACACTCAAATAAAATTATAAGTCAGGAAAAGAATGAATCAAGAGTTACTTTTTTTTCTACGTTCCAATTGATAGCATTCAAAATAGTTTTTAATGGTTCCAAAAAACTCTTATCAAATTGCAAATCATAATCCAAATATGAATTTAAATTTAATTCTTCAGGAAAGTCTTGGATAAAAGATATCACATTTTCCCTAATTGGATTTGGTTCTTTTAAATAACAGAATTTAATTTTCTCACCATTATTAATCAAAGAATATTTAGATTCAAGATTTTTTGTTTTAATCAAATGATTAAACAAAAGAGAACCCCTTACATGAATGGGTGTTCCTTTTTTGTATATTGAGTTTGGACATTTATACTTTTGCACATCAGATGCTGTTCTAGGAAATGCAATTGATTCTGCAGGCAGTTTTTTAAACTCACGTCTAGAATATTCAATAAAGTCAATGACTTCATCTTCAGTTCCATTCATCATAAGTTTTAGAGCATCTTTAATCATTTGACGACAAGGAGCAGGAGTTGAAGACTTTACTGCCTCAATTCCCATAATCTTCAACTTTGGTTTTTCATAACGAACACCTTCACTGTCCCATACGTTGAGAATGTACCTCTTCTTCGCAGTCCAGATACCACGGTCAGCGATATTCTCACGCTTCATAAACATCTTCTGATCATAAGCATTTACGTAGTCGGCCAACTCTTTGTAAGAACTTTCAATATACTTTTCAAGTTCCATCTCACAGACCTTATCAAGGAACGTGACAACGCTTTCAGTAGTTTTCTCTCTTCCCTGGTATACACGGTCAACAAAAGGACCCATATTAAGATAGATAGAATCAGTATCAGAAGCAATAACATAATCAACACCATCAGTTTTTAAAATATTATTCAAATAAGAATTCATCTTACCCTCAATCCAACGAATAGAAACTTGGCCAGACAAAGTAATTGCTTCTGCATTCGCAAGTTTAAAATAACGAAAGTATTGATTTCCAATGGCACCATAAGCAGAGTTAAGAGAAATCTTCTTTGCCATCTGAATATTATTGCATCTAGCAATTTCTTTTACAAGTTCTTTACTTGGTTTTTTTTCATTCTCTTTTTTTGCTTCGATCATTTTTTTCTTAAAAATGACACGTTCATTATACATTTTTTCCATTAACTCTGGAAGAAATCCCCTTTTCTTGGTGTCGTAAAGAGCGCCGTTGGCACAAACAGTTTGACTAGAAAGATCACTAAAATCCAATTCTTTATTGAGAATTTTATCAACGGTTACTGATGGATGCCGTTCATCAAGAAGAGTCTCTGGTGAAATGTTGTACTGCATAATCAAATGAGGATACAGAGAGTTCAAGTCAAAATTGACAACCCAATCATACTTACCAGGAATAGGTTCTTTGACATATGCTCCAGCGTACTTGGAATCCTTATCACTTTTTTCTTTTGGTGGAATAACAATATTCCTATCTTTAAGATAATTATAGATTATTGTATCCCACATCCTCACCTGATAAAAGACATCTTCATAATTAACTTTAGCATCATATGCCATAGTGAGAGCAAGTTCGATGAGTTTCATCTTGTCTTCCAGGCGGTCAACAAGTTCCACGTCAATGATGTTGTATTCTACAAACTTTTGCCAACCATTGGTATAAAAGTCTTTGAACGTATCAAACTCACTGTGATCCAGTTTCTTCTGCCCCAGTTCAACATTAGCAATATGATCCAAGCGATAGGACTCTTGATTGGTGTAGGTGAATTTCTTGTAGAGATCTAGATAATCTAATTGTGACATTCCACCAATGTCGTAAGTCATTTGCTTTCTACCATTAATAAAAAGTTCCTTCTGGGTAACTAATCCCCAAGGAGATAGTCTCTTCATCAACTTCTCTCCAAGAATCCTATCCATCCTCCTAACAATGTATGGAATATCATAAAGTTTACTATTCCACCCAGTCACAACTTCTGGAGTATTATCTTGCCACCAAGCAATAAAATCATTCAACAAATCATACTCATGATTAAATTGTTTGTAATAATGATTTCCTTGTTTTAATTCAAATGGTCCTTGTCCCCAGGTAATAATTTCTTTGGTAGCGTAATCCTGAATAGTAATCAATAAAATTTCTTCTGCTGCGGATTCTACATCTGGGAATCCATTCTCAGATGCAACCTCAATATCGATAGTATAAAATTTGATTTTACTAATGTCAAACCTAATTTCTTTTTCCCTATAATTGTCAGAGATGTATTGATAGATGAACCTTTCGTTTCCGTATACTTTAAATCCATCTACACCATCATACATTTTAAAATATTCTTTACATTCACGTACAGATCCAGGTTTTATTGGTTTTACATATTCACCCTCTAAGGTTTTATAGTAAGTTTCTACTTTAGAGGAAACAAAAAGAGTCGGAGAAAACTTCTCTCTGGTCATAAAACTCTTACCGTTTTCATAACCACGAACAAGAAATTGATCTCCGACCATCTGGACGTTGGTATAAAACCTCATTACTTCGTCATCTCATCGTATAGTTCTGACAGTCTAGCACTTGGTTCTGCCAAGGTCAAGATCTTATCACTATGAACTTCGAATTCTTTTTGTTTTGTTACTGAGGATAACCAAGGTTCTATAGTAGGACCCATTCCACCTACTGAAGATTCTTTTATTAAATATGGGTCTTCTAATATAATATCTGGTTCTCCAAAATCAGAACCTTCTTTATTTTTAATCTTTGCAATCAATCTCAATCCACTCAAAAAAATTACTACCAGTTTCATTATCAAATATCCTCAGGAATAATGATAGATTGCTCTTCTGTCTCTACTACTTCTTTTAGAATGTCTATAGTATATAAATTTCTAAGTTCATCTACTGGATCAATAAAAGTCACAATCCATTCTAGAGGAACAGGAAATCTGATTCCTTTACCTAGAGGAATCCAAGGACTGAGATTAATATCAAATGAAGCTTTTTTTGTGTCTGGATCGACTACTGGATCAGAGGTATTAACAATACACGGTTTAATCAGAAAGTATCCAACAACTTTATCCTCATGCAACATCTCTTCAACTCTACTGATAATCTGCTCACCAGTTTTGATAACAGCTAATTTAATTGCCATAATTATTTTACAGTATGGTTTATACAATATCAGAAAAAATGGGAGGTGTCAACTGGATTTTGCCAGTTACCTCCCGTGGCGTAGCGCCGACGATATTCAATTCTATTTATTATAGTTTAAAGATAGTCTTTACGTTGGTGGTGCTCTGGAACGATCTTACCAAGAGTGACTGTTAAAAGCCCATCTTCAAAATCAACTGATCTAACTTCCGTGTCGTCACTGAGAGTCCAGGCTCGTGTAAACGACCGTTGAGCCAAACCCTTGTGTAGATAATTGACTTCCGTCTCCTTCTCCTCTTTTTGACCTTCGATAAACAGTTTTCCATCTTGAGTGTAGACATTTACTTCGGTTTTTTTAAATCCTGCCAAAGCAAGTTCAAGTTGGGATTCAGTTGAACTCAAAGATATTAAATTATATGGTGGGTAATTAGAAGACGATTCGTGAAGATTAAAAATCCTATCAAAGTACTCATCCATACCAATGGTATTGCGAGTAATTCGATCCATTAACTGATCTAAATTGGCAGCATTATACTTCATTAAAGTAGTCATCTTTACTTCTCCTTTTAAAGCGAGATTTGATTGTGTGTACCCTTTTGGCGTACACACTAATTATAACACTTTCACAAAAAAACGGGGTGTTGAACCCCGTATATTTATGTTCGGTTAACCTTCTGTAGGAGTTGTCTTCTTTTTTGTACCAATGCTGTACTTTTGCTCCAGTACCCAATCAGACTTATCCTTATAAGACAATACTTTAATTTGATTAAGTGGGGCAATATCAAGAACTGCAGATTCATCTTGAATTGTAATTAGTCCCCAGTCATAAAGGAGCTTAATTATTCTATTCCTTCGCTGAATATCATTGACGGTAAGATTAGAATACTTTCCATCCAAAGCAAAAAGTTCTTTAAAATGGGTAATGTAATACCTACCTTGCTTATGTAGAATATGGCAAGATTGATACAACTTTTTCTCTTTCCTTGAGGCAACTCCAATTCGAGTCAAAGTCTCACGAACCTTTAAAAAATCATCAGGTTCCCTTAAAAAAACTTCTACCATCATTTGTGGTGTCCATTCAACCTGAGGTTCAATAGTATTAGATGTCATTTTTGCGTACCGCCAATTTCAAATTGTTTCTTAATGTAATTGATCTGATCTTTAGATAAAATTTTTAATACTTGTTGTGCTTTTTCATTACTATATCCATAGTACTTTTTAACACATTCAATATCATTAATTTTGTCTTTATGGATCCAAGGAGAATATCTCCTCTTTTTCCTAAGAGTATTTAGGTAAAAATAATATTGCATATCTTTATCTAAAAAATTATAGATATTCATTTGATTTACAAAAAGAATACAATCCAAATGACTGGAAAGAATTTTATTAATAATATATGGTGGATAAGATTTGATTTCTTTTGGATCTTCTTCTAACAAATTTTTTTTTGTAGAATTGATAGAGTTCAACCAATCTTTTAATTCCATAACTTAAAACTTTCCACCTGACATTTCATAATTAAATAGAAGCAATTCTTTACGGGTCTTTTGATCCCTCATATATTCACCAACTGAACGCATCGTATAAGTAAGATCAAACTCTGCGGCATTCCAACTAGTAAAACGATCTTTTACTAGTTGATCGGAATTATAACTGATCAACTGATCCATAGGACAATTCTCACAGTCAGAAGCAAATTTAGAATGATTGAATCCACTATGCATTGAACCTTTTTTACCATACAAATTATCTTTGATGTCATATGGTGGATCAAGATACATAAAAGCATCCTTATTTCTACCATCCATCAGATAGTCATAAGAATGGTTTGTAATAGTCCAATTTTTAATTACATCAGAATAAGCAGATAATTTAAGTATTCCATTCATACTAAAGTTGTTATCAGATGCCTGTGGAGAGAATGAAGAACTTTCGGTCAATCCACTGAAGGAACACTTATTAACAATGTAAAAAGAAATTGCTCTCCAAAGATTATCAGACTCATTACCATTTAGATACTCTTTGGATTCCAAAAAGTATCTAAATGGTAATGAGTCTGATAAT